TGGGGCGCCGAAATGTTGGCGGCGTTTTCTATCTGAGTAAGTACACCATGAACGCAGATACCATCGTTGTTCCAACGATGCCTGTGGGGACCCGTAAAGGATTCCCCTGTGGGGGCAAATACTCCTTGAATTTGCTGAGGAGAACTGGCCCGTATTCTTTAACAGCGGCTAATTCAGCGGTTAATTCTGCTGAATCAACTGCTCGCGCTTCTGGTGCCCATGCTATTGCGATGTCTAATCCGGTCAGACCGGAATCGCAGATTTTAACGAGTGTCCTTGAGCTCGCCAAAGATGGCTTGCCAAAGGTATCAGGTTCCACGCTCTGGAGGGAAGGTACACTGCAGGCGAAAGCCTCGCAGGAATACCTTAACTACGAATTTGGCTGGCTTCCGCTTAAGCGGGACATAGAGGATTTCCTCCGTGTCGTTCAAACAACTAATGAATTAGTCAGCCAGTATGAGCGTGGCTCAGGGCAGCGCCAGCGTCGACAGTTCTCTTTTCCATCAACCTCTTCGGGGCACGCGGTCTCATCTGAGAGCGCAAACTCCACTTGGCCGGTTCACACTGATGTGTGGGCCAATCCGTCTATCCTCTGGAAGATTTCGAGGACAGACACCAAGATGTGGTTTTCGGGAGCCTTTCGGTACTATCTCGCACCGTCGGGCATACAGAGATACCATCAGCTGGCGTCCAAGCTCTATGGAGTTTCATTAACACCGGAACTCGTGTGGAACTTGGCGCCCTGGACTTGGGCACTGGATTGGGCAGGGAATGTCGGCGATATTATGTCGAACATCTCCTATCTCGGTCCGGATGCTGCTGTGATGGAGTGGGGCTATATGATGCGCGGCGTAGAAACCGTGCGGAGTTACTCCACTACCGTCTCCGGTGCGCCGTTGACCCTTTCTCAGGGTCACCCGTTTACCCTTGGGAAAACTTTCTCCCTCGGGATGACGGAGGTCCAGTCTATAAAGACTAGGACTGGCGCATCACCCTACAGCTTTAGCGCTTCTGTTCCCGCATTAACGGGGAAACAGTCAGCAATCCTTGCCGCCGTTGGCCTTAGTCGAGCCAGCAGGGGGTAGGCTTAGTTGTTCGCAATCCAGCGAATGGACTTTGAACTTTCAACCATTAAGGATGCGTCATGTATTCAGAACCACAGACGACGAAGGCTTTGTCGGCCCTTACGGCCGGCGCAGCTGCGGCAACTCTTCCACGAGTTGCGTTTGGTACCAACAACGGCGCTTTTTCGAGCGCTGACGGGATGACCAAACTGTCGATCTCGCACCAGTACGGTG